AATAAATGATTGATTTGGGTGTTTCATGAATTGCTTGACCAACCTCTATTCGCTGCTATACTATTTAGACCATGAACAACAAGGAACTTGAAGAGTTGATTTATGAGTATGGTGAGACGATGAAGCATATTGGGCGCTGTGAAACCAATGACAAATCCGGCACCAAGGAATACAACAAACTGATTTCCGAGAAGGAAAAGATTGTTTCTAGATTTGATTCGTATTTTAAGGGAAATATCAAACTCAGAAAGACGCTTGGAGTTTAAATGTTATCCCCAAAAGTAGCATTTATTATCTTCTGTACTTGGTCGGGTGCGTAATGCTTCAATTTTTGCATCAATTGCTTTCTCATTTCCCGCTGCCAAGCAGACAACCCAACCTTGCTGACATTTGTTCCCATTCCGGGAGTCACGGATTGCTCAACATTGTAAAGATTGCCTTCTTTTAATTTTTTCATGTAAATATTTATTTTAAATTATCATACTCCCAATGACAATTTGGGCATAAAAATAACAAATTATTTTTTGAATTAATCTCTTCAATTAATGTAGTTTTTGAAAAACTACAAATAGGTTTTTTATGGCATATTTCTACATGTTTTGAATAACCACAGAACTCACAATCTTTATACCAATTTAATTGTTTGGCTATCCTCTTAGCATGTTGTCTAATTTTTTCATATTTGTGCTTTGAAGCATAATTTTTTGATTCATTTATTAAATCTTGTAAAGATTTTTTTCCATATTCTATAAATTTTGTCTCATAAAAACAAGTTCTACATAATTTAGAATTATGTGTTTTTAATTCTCCACAACAACATAAAGATGATCCTCTTTTTCTTTTGGGGTGTTTATGATTATTTAATTTTGCTGCACAACTTCTAGAACAAAATTTAGGATTACTAGTTTTTATTTGACAAACAGGACAATTCATTGTATTATTTTTTTATGCGTATATGATGTAATGGTAGCATTTCAGATTTCCATTCTGATCGTCTGGGTTCGAATCCCTGTATACGCATTGGACTCCTTTAATATTTATAATTTCAATTAATTATGCCAAGATTTAGAAAAACTTCAACACAACCAAAGCGTAAGCCAAAAAAGTCTGTTAAAATTGTCAAACCAGTCTATCCTGAATACATTAAAAAATTTATTCAGGAAGTGGAATCTAAGACACCTTTCAAGGTAAAAATTGACCAATATGAGGAAGATGCTGCCTACCATGTGGGAGTCAATCAAATTGTTGGAAGGGTGCAGAGGTGTATTTGGATGGTTGGATTTGCCACAGGTTCAGAACATTTGCAGCCATTCTGGAGTTCTTTGGCAATGAAAGATGTGACTATAAAATCAACCTAAATATTTGTAACATGTACGACAAATACTCACAAGCAACACAATTTTCTGTTAACGGAACTAAGTTACCTAAACATAAAGGTCTACTATTAATAAATTCTGATAAAACAAATAATGCATATGCTAGAATGCAAGTCTTAAATGTTTCGGGAACTACAGGAAATATTGATTTTTATGTTTCAGCTGCTGCTAGTTCGATCATTCCAATTGAATGTTATGCTGGCGTAACAATGCAAGCAGGAGTAACGGGTTGGCTTTTGAACTGATTTATGTCTAGAGAAATCCGGTGTCTGGTTACGAATAGGAGACTAGATCCCGGAGAGTGGTATTGGTATTCATGGGAACTTGAAGCCCCAATCTCCGCTCCCGGAATGACTGAAATAGAAAATCGTCGCCATAATAAGGGCGACGATTTTGCTCAAATAATCTGGGAAGAATGGGAATGGACTAGAGAAATTGGATTTCCCGAAGTTTAACTGCCTCTTCTATAAAATTGACCCATAGTACTTAATATTTCATTTGCAACTTTAAAATGGTGTGGGGGGTGTTCTTCGGGATTTTCAACAACTTGAATCAGATGCCGGATAATTCCCTGTGGATTTCTTTGAGTTGGGTTGATATTATTAAGTAAATCCGTTGGGAGTCTTTGACCCAAAAGCCCTGCAGATTCTCCCGATTGTCCAGTTTTCAAGGTTCCTCTTTCACCCATTACTGGCAAATCTCTGATAGGTTCCTCACCACGCATCTCGGAAATAATTTTCTTTATCTTTTTATTGACGCTTTCTTTAAATGTCGCTGGCTTTGACCAAGCACCACCTGCTGCAGCAGGTTTTTCTTCATGGGGTGGAACAAAATCTTCTTCTTCGGGGGCAGTTTCACCTCTGTAATGAGCACCCATGACTCTTGCAGCTTCCTCTGCTTCTTCTTTGGTTTTATACCACGGTTCTGGGTGTTCTGTTGTCGTTGGGACCATTGGAACATTGAAAGTTGGAAGAGCAGAATCTGGATCAGCAATGTCTGGAATGTGGTCTCCATCTTCGTCTTCTTGAGCCTCTGTTTCAACATCATTTGCATCACCAGCAGCAGCCAGTTCTCTAGCGCTCAAGGCTCTTCGTTCACCTCTTGCACGAATTTCAGCATCGATTGCAGCCTTTACATCAAGATCTGGGCCTTGTTCTACTCTTTTTCTTGCCTCAGAAAGCATCTCAGCACCCTTGGTGTGAGACTGCATTGCGGCTTGCTTTAGGGAGTGAATCCAAGTATAATAACCTTTATTGTTCTTCATAAAATTATTTAGATTTGACATTTTGTTGGCTTGATATATACTATTGTCATGAGTGCAGGTAAAGGTGATTCATATCGGCCAGTAAACTACAAAATTTACTGTGAAAATTGGGAGAAAATTTTTGGATGCCCAAAGAAGAGGAAATCAAAAAACTCAAGGAAAAGATCCAAGAACTCCAAAAAGTGAACATGGAACTGATTGTTTCTGCGGGAAAACTTGCCGTAGAGAACATGGAACTCAAGAAAAAACTTGACAAGCACACAGAACAGTGATATACTTTTATCATGCCTAATTCAAAGCAACGCATCACAAATCGTAAGCACAAGAGAAGCCATGAACTTCGTAAGCGTAAGAGGGCTGCTAGCCTGATGAACGCCAAGGTTGGAACACTCCGAGAGCTTGACCGGATTAACCAACTTCCTAAGTCTGTCAAGCAAGAGAGATTGCCGAATGGCTAATACTACACAGTTGTCCATAGAGGACATTCGTAAGAAGTTTGATAAGATTGATTGTTTCTTCACCTATTATGATGGTGAGAAAGCCACTTTTGATTTCTATGGATCTGACATGAATGGAAATGAGGTCAGAATTTCATTGGGTGGTTGTGCTGCTTGGATAAAAAACCTGTCCTTTGGTTCAAAGGACGGTCTAAATATTAGTGACGCATTGACTCGTCATGTACGATATCTTTCCGTGACAGACAACCATGGAAAAGTTCTGTACGAGCAGTTCTTTGATGTCAACTAAAGGAAACCATGAATAACTCTGACTATAACGATTTTAATCAATGGCAAAATGGAGATTATGAGGACAACAATCCAAATAATTACTTTCCATTTAGTTTTTGGAAATTTAACTACAATCCAAAATATTCCGAACAATTTCGCAAGATGTTTGAAAACATGAACAAAGGCGATGGAATGGATGATCTTGCAAATTACCTCAATCTAAATGAGGCCATGAAAGAACATTCAAAACAACATAATAGAAAGAATGGAAAAAAAACTTACAGAAAGTCTACTGTCGTGCAATTTACTCATGATGAATACATGAGGTTGATTGAGATTCGTGGTTATCTCGCCATCACTGAGCAATTTGCCCATGTGAAGGCCTTGGATAAGGTAATCAATCAAATTCAAATGATTCCAATTCCCCCAAATCAAAAGGATTAATTATGACTACATACAAGCCCGGTGAAGGTTATGACAAAGGTTTCAATTGTCGCATGAGTGGTGGTGAACTTCCAAATCAAGCAGTCTTTTCTATTGATCCTTATTGGAAAGAATACAAGACTGGTTGGGAAGATGCAGATACCAAGATCATCAACGAAGCCAGAGAAAGAAACTCTTGCACAAAGCCAAAGTGCTGCAAGAACAAAAACTTTATTCAGGATTAATGATGTTGTTTGAAAAGTGCTTCAAATTGAGTTTTTGAAGCATCATCAAGCGAAGATACCCAAGGAGAATATTCTTCTTGGGTTATTTTTACCAATTCTCCATTAAATTTGGTATTTTGCAGGCCCAAATTACGTTCCATCCGAAGAGAAGCCCTTCTTTCTGGTGCCTCTTTGTTTTTATCTGCGCCAGACCATCCTAATTTTAGTTTAGGATCTGCTGCTGTTGGATTTCCAAAATAATAAAATCTTTTGCCTATTTTTCTTACTAAATGTGATGGTGGTGCTTTCAAGTTGGAAAGAATTTGATGTTTCATTGAAACTCTTTGTTCTTTGATTGCATCTGCTTCTTCGGCATCCAAGGCAGCTTTGAATTCTTCTTCCAATTTTTTATTTTGATGTGTAGGAAATACGAATCTTTGTTTTAAAAGAGGATGTGGTGTTGATCCTTGCACCCAAGTTGGCATCAAATGCCCATAATTTTTTATAAGATGATCTTTTTGTTCATGAGTAATGCTGTCTTTTAAATTTCCACCTTTTCCTTTTATTTCTAAAATGTGGGTTGTAATTCCATCACTACCCTGTCGTACAAGAAGAGAATCGCCTTCTTTTTTTGGTTCATAATCATTACCACTTGTAGAGGAATGAATTATAGAATGAGATCTATTAATATATTTTTGTAATTCATCATGATTATCTTTCAGCATATGATATGCTTTTGCATGAAAAAGCATTCTTCCTTCAATTTCAGTTTTTTGTCCTTCCTTTAAGTTAGGATCTAAATATTGAAACATCATATGTTTCATGTGTCCTACAAATTCTTTGTGAGGATCATCGGGAAAAGTTCTTGGAGGAGTGGGGCGTCCTTTTTTTTGTCTTCTTGCTTTCTCCGCATCTCCCATTTGTTTGCTTACTTGCGCCAATGCAACTTCACCTGAATCAGCTTTTGATCCTGCATCAGGACTATCAAATTGATCCGGATCAACATCATTTGTTTCAGTTAATAATTCAGAAAAAAAAGACAGATCAACATCCTCCATAAAGTTTTTTGCAGGATATGTTATCCAATGCAATTCATGTTCTGCACTCAATGGATTCAATGACTTGACTGCAATCTTTCCGCCCTTGTTTCTTCGTTGAAATCTTTGCAAATAATTCTTAGTGTCGCCTTCTGGAACTTCTTTCCAAGTTCTTGCTGCTTTCAATTGCAAAAACTCTTCTGGGCAGACTTCAAATATTTCACAATTGTCAAAATACTTTGGTTGCTTTCTTCTTTGAATAGGCATTCCAAGTGGTGGATCAAATCCAGAGATACCACCTTGATTGATGTTTCCACCCTGTGCAGGAACACCCAAAGCACCAGCACCACCTCCTGTTGCCATGTCTTCAAGCAGTTCCAAATAACTCAGTTCACCATTTGAATGCTGAGTTACAAATCCTTCCACCAAGCAATGAAACTGTTCTTGGGTGATGTCAAAATTTTCTACTTCTTCAGAAAACATTTGAAGAGTTGACAGATAATTTCCAAGTCTTGCTCTTGTCATTCCATAGGGTAATTGATCAAAGATTTTCTTTAATTTTATGACCAGATATTCAAATGGATCAATGCTGCTCTCTGGCTTTAGAACATTTCCTTGTGCATCGATCAGTCCAGCAGAATACGCTGTTAAAGCCGTATAGGGGCTGCTGAGGGCATCAGCCAACTTATAGAAGTAAAAGGAAGGGACTAGATTACCGGGGCGCATCTAGAAATATTTAGTTTTCTGTTTGAGACAGTTTTCTGTCAACTCTGGGATCTGTGTTCAAATCCGTATATCTTACTTCCGGTGAATTTTTGATGTTAAATTCCAAAAATACAGTGAAAGATTTAAGATATGAATGTAGTCTTGGTTCTAACTTGAAAAATAAAATTCGGGAACAATTTTGGTCCCCGAATACATTTCTTAAAATTATTAAATGGTTTATTATGAGTCGTTCACGGATTGACTTTAAGGTCTTGTGCTTATGAATCTTCTGCAATAATCTTTTTATGTACTTGACCCGCTTGAGATCATCTACAAACTCATTTTTTCCAGAACATTCTGGATTAAAATAATATCTCTGACAGAATTCTACAAAGTTTTCTTCTGTCAGAGAGTTTATTTTTTCTTGCATCAATAAGTTAGTGTTTGCATCCACAGTCAGAACCCGCCATGTCACTATTGTACGAAGAAGAAGCGGCTGGAACAATCATCATTCCGACTTTGCGAAGGCCATTGGGCATCTTTTGGACGGATACTACTAGGTTCAATGAGTGGCCAAGTTTTTCCTTGATTCCATCACCTTGCTTGAAGCCTGTCTTGTTGATGTCATCGTATGGATTTTGGCCATAAACACCGAGTTGTGGGCTTCCGTATTGGACTAGTTCATATACATTTTCACCATCTCCAACTTTGCCACTGCAAGAGAAGTCAAGACCGAAGTGATTCAACTTCTGCTTTACGATGCCTGTGAGACCATCTGGGTCGATGTAATCTCTATTTGAGAATGTATGAAGCAATGCATTGATTGCATCAATAGAACGAGGAAGTTTTAGATTGAAAGTTCCTTTGTCGGAAAGAGCTGAAACTTTTGCTGCTCCTTGGGGATCTCCAATATAGAGACCACCACCGAAAGTGTGCTCGGGAGCATTTTCTACCAATGTGTTGATTTTTGAAAGTAATTGTTTAAATTTCATGGCTTCTCTTTTATTTAGATTAATTTTTACTGTTTCTATTCTTTATCAACCCAAAAAGATCTGGATTGTAAATTTTGTTCTTCATTGTATTCAAAGCATATTCAGCAATCTCTTCTGTCAATTTTTTCCACTTTCCACCCTTACCTTTGTAGCATTTTGCAGCCCAAGCATTGGCGTAGGCGCTAGGATAGACATCAAATTTTTGTTTTGCTTGTGCAATACATGATGACCATTTCTTTGGATTCTTTGGCTTGTTCTTGGCTTCTTCAAGAACTTCCGATTCCTTCAACATGGATGACACAGATTGGGAACTCCAAGTCTTGCAGGCCCAATAACGAGCCTTCCAGCGAGGACCGGGATTGGCGCAATTATGGCGAGCACGGAAGTTCTTTCTCCGTGCAGGATCATCTCTCTTGATTTCCATGTTGGGATCACCAAAGTTTACCTTAACTACATTTCCTTTGTCGTTCTTTACATAAACTTTGTATTTCTTGACATCTCCACGCATGATCTTGTTGAGTTTGACCTTCTTCTTTTCTTCTTCATGAAGTTCAAGCATCTCGTCAAATTCATTGTATTCTTGTCCTTCGGTAACATCAACAAAACCCATGATTGTGTCAGGCGTGAAAGATTCCCTTAGTTCACAACCATATTCATCACTGAAAGTGACTGCATACTTTCCATCTTCTGTGATTTCAACCATGTCTACATTCAAGAAGTCACCATTTTCATTGATGACCAAATCAAAAGGAAGAAGTTCATGTGCTTCGATGGGAGAAAATGTCAATGGAATTACATGGTTTGAATTTTCAACCAAAAAGTAATCAAAGCATTCCTTTACTTCAGTTACTCCAGTCTTGACAAAGATTGGCTTCTTTCCACTCTTGCCTTCACCTTTCTTTCCTCTTCCTGCCTTGTGTTGGGCTGCACGCTTTCTGCGTACAAAACTCCCAATCTTTTTCTTTCCAAGTTTTTCTGCCTTTTGACGGCTGAGGCAAGCAGCATAGGCTTCACCTTCCTTGGCATCACCGCATTTGCCAACTCGTTCGCCTTTGGTGTTATAGCGATCCCAGCCTGGACCACCACCAGCAGATTCCCGATTGAACCATTTTCCCAAACCGGAATCTGAATAAACTTTTTCAGTAATCAACTTTATGTGACTTGATATCATTTCCAGCTGCCTTTTTTCTGTTTTTCACCTTTTTTGTGTCCATTGTCGGATCTATTGGAAGATTTATCTCTGACACGTAGATTATTTATGCCTTTGGAACCACCACTGCGAAGAGGCTTCTTGTGGTCAATGTCTTTCCCATCCCCACGCTTGGCTCGCCCCTTTTTGATCATCAATTCACGGGCAGCAGTTCGGGCTGCTCTTTCTTTTCTTTGCTTTGGCTTGCCGTGATAATTCTTGTATTCCTTCTTGTAATCTCTTTCGGCTTCCTCAAGTTGAAGAATGAATGCTTCAAGAATTGAAGGATCCATTTCAATTTTTTCCATTATGGATTTGTAAATTTCCTTGAGAGGAGTGATATTTTCATAGGATTCAAGGAGTACTGAAGGATTGGTTTCAAACAATGCTTGTTCTGAATCCGTGAGAAGTTCTACATTTCTCAAAGCACGAAGAACAAAATTATTTGTCAGTGCTTCTATAAGACAATCATTTATCAAGAGAGCAGATTCCTGCATCATCTGCTGCGCTATTTTTTCATGAGTAATTACAGGAATTTTTATTGTTTTCTTGCCAATGGTGACATAATTGTATTCAACGGCGTTCAAGTCTTTGGGACTAAATCCTGGCAATAGACTTACATTGAAAAGGAAATCTCTATTGTCAACTATGTTAGAAACCATCAATTGAATCGGATCAATGTCTTTGATGTTGACCAAAGCCTGTTTCAAAGATGGCTTCTTGGTTTCTTTTTCTTCCTTGGCTTCAACGACCACTCTATACTTTTTCATTGCTTCTGCAGAAGAAGCCTTTAGCGATCCTATGTTTGATGAATTGATTACATCCTTTGCAGGCTTTACATCAATATCTGCTTGAGTTGAAATAGCATCAAAGTATTGATCGGACAATGGAAATACACCGTTGACGGTAACCAAATGATTCGGAGCCGCCTTTGGATCAACGATTCCATCTCCACGAAGATAATTCTTCAGAATACTTGAGGCAACGATTGCTCTGAATGGAGACTTGGCTGAAGACTTGTTTCCTGCCAATATACTCTTACTTCTTTCAAGCCAAAGATTTTGGTAATTGCTCAGTGATGCAAGTGGATTTAAATTTCCCTCTTCGTCAATGACAGGCCCAATATCATTTCCACTAGAATCTTTCAACTTCATTGATTGAAGTTGCTTTGCCATCTCTGGATCCTGCATCAATTGCTGAACCATGTCATCTGGAATCAAAGTGGTTGCAAATTTTTGTGCTTCTTGTGAACCAGTTTGCATGAGTTCGGCAAGTTTTGGATCCGATTGAATTGTCTTTGGATTTGACAATGCCTGCATCAAAGCATTTCCGATCAGTCCTCGGAAAGACTTGTTTGATTGATCAAACTGCGTGGTTGACAAGGACATTTCGCCACCAGCAGAAACCTTAAATTTATAATTTCCACATTCCATGTCAACCGAGCCTTCTGCATTAATCGGCTGTCCACCTGTCTCTACAGTGGATACAAGATTTTGAATGCATTCTTCGCCAATTTGCGACAGAATCTTTCGGGCTGTGTTGAAAGCAGTTCTTGTGAACTCTGTGGCACTGGGTGCGACTGCACTATATGTCTGCATCTCTTGGTCAGATGCACCAGCCTTAATCTTTGCCAAAAACATCAACGCATTCAATACTTGCTGATTGTAAGGCAAACTTGAGATTGGGCTGATTGCATACTTTACCGAAAGCGTTTCAAACGAAACATTGTCGAAGTCCACGTTTGTCGGGGGCTTTCGTGTCATTTTGAAGTATTCTTGGCGCATATCAAGTGGCATTGTTGCCAACTGATCTGCACTCATCTGGCTCATGGCTTGAAAGATCTGTTCTTTGGAAAGTCTTTTTGCCTTTGGCTTATTATCTTCTTTTTTATCTGCTTTTCCCTTTGCAGAAGGTTTGCCACCTTCTTTCTTTTCTTCTTTTTTGGCTCCACCCTTTTTCTCAGCAGGCTCTTTTTCCTTCACATCACCAAAAAGAAGTTTGGAGGCTCTGGTTTGTTCAAATTTTGGATCTTTTGAGATCTGTTGGGCTTCTTCAAGAGTCATTGTATCCTTGCTGACTCTTTCGTGAACCGATTCATTAAACGAATCTTTGAATATTAATTGAATACGACCATCTCTGGTTTTTACAGCAATTACTTCCTTTACCAGTTCCTGCTTTGGCTTTCGGTCACGGGGAATCTGGCGTGATCGTTCTGCACGCTTTCTGGCAGCATCCTTGGCCTTTGCATCGGTGCCAGTGCTTTTGGCACGGTCTTTTTGCATGGATTGGCCTGTTTTGGGTGTGGCTGCTTCTTGTAATTTTTGTAAAAGAGTAATGAAGTTCATCTCAAATTATTTAGCCTTCCGTAGATTCGCCGGGAACCTCAAAAGGATTGTATAATTTTAGATGTTTATATGTCTTTGCCTTGCCTATGGCCAATTTTCTCAAATTTGCATAGTCTAAGTTGTTGTCTTTGGCAAATTGGGATATGTTTGCAACTTGTATTTGTTGATTTGTACGTATGTCCACAAAAGTCGCAGACATGGTTATTTGAATCTTTTTCTTCTTTGGTTTTTTAATTCTTTTCTTTGGGCCTTCTTGTTTCTGGACTGCACGAATTTCAACTGCTGTCCAACCCTTGTATGTCTTTCTCTTTCCATTCATCAACTCACAAATTTTTACGCAAGAAAGTCCATGCTTTGCACCAAATTCAGTCATGTTGGTGAAGAATACTTTTTCCCCGGTATCTGCTCTCTTCAACCAATATCCATTATGTTCTTCTATTGGGCTCTTCCAAATCCAATATCTTCCTTCTTGGAGGAAAAATCCTCCGTTCTTTTGAACAAACAAGGCTCGCAATTTTGCGGCCTTGGAGTTATCATTCATCTGCATCCAAAGTTTTGTGCCTTTGGTGTTTACCTGATCCTCAAGTGTCTTCTGTTCTTGGTACATCGTGGGCTTCCTTATATCGTTTTATGAGATTCGATAAGTGTCTAACATATTTAAGAGGCTGGCCACTGAAGACTTGGCGAAGACCATCTTCACACGCAATTAAGATTGCAAAATTGTCAATTCTTACTCCTGTTCTTTCTTGGAACATGAGTGCATACGCAGTGGCTTGTGCAAAGTAATTGTCGATGTCCTCTTCTCGTTTTTCTTTTGTGCTGGCCTTGAAATCTATTATGGAGAGTTTTCCGTCGTATTCTGCAATACAATCGACTCTTCCGGCCAACCCTATTGTCTTTGAAAACAATGGAGTTTCCAAAGCAATGATGTTGTCTATCTTGTCTATTTCTGGCTTGATCAATGAAAATAATGATTTTTGCATTGAATGCATATTTTCATAATCTAAGTTTTCATTATTCAAATAAGTTTCAAGAAGTTTGTGAAACTTTGTTCCCCGTGAAGTGACTCTTTTGCTTTCCTCGGGATTCTTGGATCTCCACTCGCTGAAAAACTTTTGTTTTTCCCAACCAACAACTGTGGTGACACTTGGAAAAATGCCATCGGGAGTCTTGTAAAAACGTGATCCGTTATGAGTTACTTCTTCAAGTTTCCAAGAAATGTCAATAGGTTTGTGTGTAAATGTTTTTATATTCACTAGATACGACTTTATGTAATTATAACACAGAATTAAGATGGAGCAATTCTTAAATATCTTGAATATTTACCACCCCAAGAATCTGCTGTCAAATCAATTCCTAATTTTTCCTGAGCACCCTTGCCACCAACTCCCATTCCACCTTTATCGGATGGGATTCCGGGTACTCCTCCTCCTTTACCCCCCTCACCACCTCTTCTTTGAGGAACCATAGGTGGTTTATTAGGTGGATAATTAATTCTGCTTTGACCCCATTGATTGAATGTATTAACAACTGAAGTGGCTGCAGTTGACAAAGAAGTAGCCAAAGCACTTACAGTTGAACTTGTAGTTTCTTTACTGGTATCTTCAGTCTTTCTTTGTGTTGTTTCTTCTGCTCTATCTGTAGCCTTTTGAACTGTATCTTCTGCTGCTTTTTCTGCTTCTTTGGCAACATCTTTTGCAGCCTCTTCTGCTTCTTTTGCAGTTTCTGTTGCCTTTGTTGCGTCTGTTACTTGTGTTGTTTCTGGTGCCTTTTGTGCTTCTTTGGAAGCCTCTTGTGCTTTTTGTGCTTGTTTGACAGTATCTGCCATTTGTTTGGGTAGCACCAAATCCATGGCACTTAGTTGTGTTGGAGTACGAGCAGCAGGAACTTCTCCAGAGACAGAACCACCACTAGGTCTTGATGAGACTCGTCCACTTACTCCAGGTTCTACAACGATTTTTGGAGCAGTTTCTGCCCATGCAGGCATTCTTGAGACTTCTGCTGCAACTGGTGGTAGTCCCCTTGGTGTAACGGGGGCTTCTGCGGCTGCAATTGCTCCGGGAATTCCCATGACTGTGCCAGCAACTCTTCCTGCTGAAGGTGGTTCTGTTGTTGGTTTTACAGAAAATTCTGCAGCACTTGGTACGCTCAATGGTTTCTGTACATTAGGCAATCTTCCTCCAGCAGGTGTTATTGCTGTATCGGGAAGACCGGGAGTTGTAACAATAAAAGGTTTATTGGCTCCCAATTCAGCACCAACTTCTATTGGTTTTGGAGACATTCTTTCTGCTCTAATTTTTTCTAATGAAAATTCAAGAGGATTTGTAATCATTTTTACAATATCTGAAACAACTGATGCTTTAGTTTGTTGTGCTTCAGGTACTGGTGTTTCACTTGGAAGTTGTAGAGGTGGGTTTGGTTCACTTGGTCTTCGTCCTTCCATACCACGAAGATTGATTCCTTCGGGTCTACCAGAAATTCTTTGACCACCGGGAACCTGTACTTGACCTCTTTCACCAACCAATTCAAAAGTCATTTCACCATATTTTCCGCGAACCATTCTTACTCTTGGTTTTACATCAGTCATTGGTTCCATTTTTGGAGCAAATGGTTGTTGTTCGGGAATTTCAAATTTTGTTTCAGGTGGTTTTGGTCCTGCTGCTCTTGCTGGTTCCGGTTTCAAAGACATTTCACCCCGTGCAGACGGAGCCATACCAGAAGGAACTCGGGCTCTTCCAGCAGCACCGACAGTTCCAAACACACCACGGCCTGCAGAAAAAGTAGGAAGACCAGCAACCAATGATGGAGCCAATCTCCCAAGGGTTTCTTCCCAACTTGTTACCGAAAGACCTTTTGCTGCTCGTTCTCTTTCTTGAGCAACATCAATAGCAGTCCCTGCAGCCAAACCAGTTGCCAAAGCAGCACTTGGTATTGCAGACACTGCTTTGGCGGCTGTCTTTGCTCCAGCTCTTTCTAGGGCACCAGCTACAGGCTTAAGTAGTAACTGAGTTCCCCTATGTGCAACACCAATTGGTAATCCCATTGCAAATGCGGCTTTAATGTTTTCAGGATCCTTAGAAGCTTCAATTGTTTTAGTTACAAATTTTTCCCAAGAACCAGCATCTTTGAAAGATTTGTGAGCAGGTGTTACTATTTGAAAACCTACTCTATTTCCACCATCTTCAGTTGGTCCTTGTCCTGCTTGTTGAGCAGCAGCCAAACCCTCTAATGCTTCAGACGAAAGATTTGGCTGATGTTCATAGAAGGTTCCTCTTTGGCTAACAACAAGGGGGCTTGTCAAACTTCCAGCCAATCTTACATAATCTTCTTCAGGAAGTACATCTGAAAGTTCAGGATGTTTAAAGACGACGGCCTTCAAAGCCTGATCCCTTACCATTTCGTCTGTAATTTTTTCAGCGCCTTTTAAATATTCCTTACGCATTTCAGGCGGCATAGCAGCAAGATTTTTTTCCTCTTGTGCTTTTCTTAAAAGAGTTTCTTTTTTTAATTCTTTTTCAAACCTTGCCTGAAGTTCTGACATTTGTTTTTCAGACATAGATGCTTCTTGTCCTGCAGCAACTCGCCATGGTTGTTGCATTGCCGCAGAAGCCTCAGATTGTCTGTAAACACTCGGTTCCTTGTCTTCTTTTTCAGAAAGAAGTTGTTCAAGCAACCGAACTTTATTTTGTAATTGAATTGCTCTATTGCGATAGAGATTTGTCAGTTGATCCATATTAGATCCTGTAAGTTTTTGGGGCTGTTTGAGAGGCAGATGAAGCTCTTGATGCAGTTGGTCTTTGAAGAAGAGGAGGAGGAATCATATTGGTTCTTCTCATTTGACCGCCAGCAGCGCGAGCCATGTCTTGGGCAACACCTTGAATGAATTCAGGTGTCTGGATTGCTTGAATTTCTCTCTGAACGGTTCCTTGGCGATCAGCATTGAACTGGTCAAGATCTCTCTGAGCAGCGTCAACTCTGCGATCAAGTTGTCCTTGACGGGCTGCATTTGCTGCATTGATGTCTCTGTATGATCTGTTGAAATCTACAGTGGTTTGATCCAAAGCACGGGCAGTCGGAGAAACACGGAATGCAGAACGATTGCTGGCAGCACGAACTAGCATTGCAGAATCTTCTGGATTTCTTGCATCATAATCTCGGTTATATTGAGCCTTAAATTGTCCATAGGTCATATTTGTACCTTGGATTATTTGATCTTGCATTTTTGCATAGCGTTCGGCAGCAAGTTGTTGCTCATATGCTTTTTGTTCTGCTGCTTTGGCTTCTGCTTCTGATTTTACTTTAGTTTGTGTTTGAGCCACAAGATCAGCCTGAGAACGACCTAATGTTTTGAGAATAACTTCATTGGGTCCTTTTATTGCCTGTCCTCCGTAATACGCAGCACCCAATCTTTCTTTTACTTTTCCTTCAAGACCCGCAGTTGCAACTGAACCTTGTGTCATTGATTTCAACAAACTTATTTCAGCTGTCTCGGAAGCAGTTAATGAACTTGGATCCTTTCCAGAAAGTTCTTGAAGTCTTGAGGCAACTTTATCTGCTTGTTTGTTTTGTCTGAAATCTCTTAATTTTGCTCTATTGGCTGGAGTATCCAAAGGCATGGTTGGATCATTAGGATCCATTTCAAGTTCACTGCCTATATTTCCACCAGTTGGAGTTGGTCCTTGTGGTTGTGTTGTGTTATAATCGGCAGCTTCATCTTCTGCTCTGCGTCTGCGACTTGCTGCCAAATTTTGTGCTCTTTTTGCTTCTAGTTCTTGTTGAGCAGCAACATTTCGTGCATATGCTTCTGGATTTCTTTCACGCCATGATCCACCACCACCACCGCCACCCATAACACCAGCACCACCGGGACCACCAACAGACCCACCTCTACGATTGGATTGACCAAAAGATGTGGCTTGTTGTTCGGTGATCATTTTTCCAACGCTAAAGTCATTTACATTTTTATTCTTTGTGTATGCTGCACAATTTGTGTTGTATCCTCTTTGAGCATCGACATTTTTAGCAATAAAGTTTGAACCAATATTCACAGCCTCCGAAGCCTTATCAAATGTTTTTTGTACATAAGAATTATTTTGCTCTAGTACGTTTTTTATGCTATCCTTTAGACTTGATGAAGGAGCTGAGGTCTTTGGTTCATGTTTTTTGGTCATAAAATCCTTGACTTCCCAATAAAATTTTCTATCTTTATTATTATCCATGGCTGTAAAATATTTAGATTTTCATAAATACTTAAAAGGTATGACTAAGCAGGTTCTCTTGCTCAATCAAGACAATACACCGCTGAATATCATTACCGTTGGAAAAGCCTTTAAGTTAATGTCCAAAGACAAGGTTTGGATCGATGAAACTTCTCCTGAATATTATGAAGTGGTATCTGTCAGCAAAATTGTCAAGATTCCCAAAATTTTGATTCTCAAGTATTATGTCAAACTTCCTTTCAAGAAGGTAGTTGCAAATAGAAAGAACATCTTCCGCAGAGACAGTTATGTCTGTCAATATTGTGGAATTGATCTATGTGAAAAGACTGCAACGGTTGACCATGTAGTTCCAAGATCAAAGGGCGGTGGATCCACGTGGGTCAATATGGTCACATCATGCAAAGATTGCAATACAACCAAGGGAAACAGAACTCCCAAGGAAGCCAAGATGCAGTTGAAAAACAAGCCAAAGGAACCTTCTTACGGATTCCTGTTTGACCACATGCTAATTACTTTTAGGAACAAAAACAATGCCTAATTATTCATTCGAATGCGGTGCCTGTAAACATGAATTTGAAGTTTTTTTGAAAATGAGTGAAAACGATCAACCCACAAAGGAAAAATGCCCAAACTGTGGGAAAAAGAAGGTTGCCAAAAATTGGGGTGCCCAAAGAAACTCAATTGCCTTTGATGCAACTTTGACTCCCACCAAAGTTTGTGGAAGTGCATGGAATGAAGTTATTTCAAGAATCAAGGGATCTGGCCAAGTTCCAAAGAGATTCCATGACCGGCTAGACAATGCTGGCAAGGGATCCGCTGTCCGCTACGTCCGTTAATTTTTGGTAGCCAGCAAAGATTTTAAAATATAATAACTGTCCACAATATCCGTCACAGGATTTGTTAAACTTTTTTGATTAAAAGTAAAGACCAAATCTGTATTTGTTTCTTGGCAGAAGGCTTTATACATTGCCTGTTTATCGGCGTTACCTTTCCCTGTGGCGAGTTTCTTTGCCTTGGACGGCTCTATGATGGTCACGGGAACCCCGGCCTTATAGAGCTTATGCTTAAAGATACCCATATTCTCAGCAAGATTAAAAATTTTGCCTTTTGAACCGTAAGAATAACCTTCTATGGCAACATCAGAAGCCCCAATACATAAATTTGATGCCCAATCGGATATGCTGTCAAAACGGTCAACATCTGCCACATATTCCTGAAAACTTTCACCATTGATATTGGGCAAAATTTTATCTGCAAATTTTTTAGTGTTTGTCAGATAATAGAAAAAACAGTTTGAGAATTTGAATTCTTTGCGCTCGTCAAATAGACATAAGCACGGGCAAGTTATTGAATAGTCAACACCTACAAGCATATAGAACATAGGTATTTATACCTCGCGCAAAGGATGAGGACCTAAATTTTCTGTTGTGTGGTACTTCGAAGACCCAAGAGAAAATGTGGTATCCAACATCCTTTGGCAAAAATATTTATCTTAAATTAAAATTTTGGACCAGTTACTCGTACTTTGGATGGTGATCCAGCTTTTATTGCAGCGTCAACTTCTCTTTTTGCTTTCTCATCTGTTGGTGCTTTCTCATCTGTTTCCCCTGCATCTCTTGCTGCCAAATATCCTTGAATTCCCAAAGATGTTGCAGTTCCAATTCCGGGAACCCAATCTGCAATCTCGGATCCTGCTTCCAATGCAGCACCTGTATAGTCTCCTGCTTGTGCTCTATCTGCAATGGCAGCAACGGATGCCAATGTTCCGATTAGTGGTACAGATTTTAATGCTGCTTTTCCTGCTGCTTTGAGAGGCGTGCGCAGCGATCCTGGAGGCGTGCCCGGAGTTTGTGGCGGTGGAATAATTTGCTGTCCGGTTTCATCAGGAAATATTCTAGCACCAATGGACAAATTTTCTGGCCTTCCAGAATATTTTGCTGATCTAGGAGAATTATAATAAGCACGAAGGGCATCAGAACGAAATTGTTTTGTTTCAGGAGTATTTGTACCTATAAGCCCTCCTCCTATGCCGGCTGTCTCCTGTCTTTTTATAGCAGTAGCTCTACGTTCTGCTTCTGAGGGAAGTGGGCCGGGTCTATGCAAAACTCCCCATTCATCTACTGTATAATTTTTTGCATCTACAACTCCCATTTTTTCCAATTCTTCCAAATCACTTGATGAGGGAGACCATGCACCCAACCGCATTCTACCTGTTGCTTGTTCATGCGGAGGAACCAATCCTGCTTCTTTAAAGTCAGCGGCTCTAATATCTCTTTGGATCTTTTGCATATCTGCTGATAATGTTTGATCTATTTCTGAAGTCATATCAGTGATAGAACGAAGATGTCTGACTTCTCTTTCATGGTTCCAATCTATTGGTCCAGTATTTACCGTAACGGATTCTAATAAACTTGAAAGATGGTTAACTCTTTCTTGAAGTTGTTCTGATAAATTTTTATAGTAATTCGTTAAATAGTTCATAAAATTATTTATGCCAATAAAAATCCCGGTTTTTCAGTCGCGGGAAAACCGGGAAACCCCACTGCTTTAAGCAGCCATCCGCATTGGTGCGGCTTTTATATTTGCAACTGTTTATTTACGACACTTGTTACCCGTGTCGGGTATCTCCTTCTTCAATACTCTGCACTGATCGATGCCTGTCGGACCCGTGAATGGATCCGGGGAGATTCGAACTCCCGTGTCATATGCATTTCTATCCGAGATCAACAATACCAAAGCGTAGTGGAGGACTTGCACCTCTATTGCTTATCAGATCCCTGTTCTAGACCAAAGACCCTATCAGCCGGACGATTATCTCGCTGCTGGACTACGCATAAAATTATTTAGTGCGAGCAGAGAGATTCGAACTCCCGTAGGCAATGCCAGCACATTTACAGTGTGCCCTCGTTGACCGCTTGAGTATACTCGCAAAAGCCACCTGTGGGATTTGAACCCACAACCTCTACTTTACAAAAGTAAGGCTCTACCGTTGAGCTAAAGTGGCATTTAAATTTTTACTTACTTTTAATCAAAGATTGATGATGAACTTCAAAATGACAGTTTGCACATAATAAATCACATTTATCTAATTCTTTTTGACATTTTTCCCAAGATCTAGGCATTCCTTTATATGAAAGACCAAAATCTTTTTGATCTGGATCTCTGTGATGAAATTGAAGTGCTGCGATACATTTATCGTAACCACAATTTATACATTTTCCACCTTTATATTCTACGCACTTTTGTTTTCTTCTTTGTCTAAAAATTGTTACTGAACAAGAATTACATAAAGTTTTTCTGTGTCCAACGTCTCTTGAGTAAGTAAATTCTCTTAAACATCTTTTACATTTATTGTCCATACTATTATTTAGTAAGAACAATATTTGTACTGCCATTTTAACTGGAGCGGCAGGATTCGAACCTGCAACCATTCACTTAACAGGCGAATGCACTTCCTTTGTGCTACGCTCCACCTTTTTACACTATCTGACAACCTCCTGCAGAACATGCAAATTCCTTTGCTGCCTCTGTGTTGTCCTGTGATTCATACTTTGAAAGTTCCTTAAAGTTCACTTTAATCTTGGGATGTTCATTGTATGCTGCTGCGTCAATCTGCTCAAACGGAGCCTGAGCATATGTGTGATTGTCGCCACCGGGCAAAAAAGAAATGCCAGTTGCAACATCAAAGTTTTCCCACAACCATTGACCAACTTCAAGGAATTCGCTGTCACGGTAGTTTACAGTTACAGAAGGCTTGTGTTGGCAATAATGTTCTTGGTATGTCTTCCAAAGATCCAAGTGATCAAGTGCACGGAGATCTTCAGTAGTTACTGTGCCACGTGGAGCCTTCATTGCAAATGTAAAGACCGCAGTGTTGTTTGGATTGATTACATCATCCTCACAAGGAACTCCTTGATCTTTCATGAGTTGATATATTGGATCCTTTTTATCAATACGAACTCTACGATAATAATAATCTGCATATCTTGGGTGCAGACCAGATGCAGAGTCTACCAAACATGAAGTAGTTCCCTCTGGTTTGACGCAAGTGATGGACTTGCTTGGATTGATTCCCAACTTCTCTGCCCATTGCAGATTGGTTGCAGTTGCATGATCACGAAGGCTTTCAAGCAAACGAATGAGTTTAGGCTTACCCTCAAGACCACTGGTTAACTTATTATCATAGATACCAGTCATGCTGACACCAAGAAGTCTCTCGTCCTCACAGTTCTTCTTCCACTCAGGGCGAAGATATGGGAATTTAGTAAATGTAGATTGAACAGTTCCAATGATTGTCGCCATCTCAATCTTTTTCTTCAATGTTGCTGCTGTATCATCAGGACGAACAACAACTGTTGAAAGATTGCAGAACTCAAATGGCTTTAAGATGATCTCTGAGCATGGGTTTGTCCCATACTCGGAATCAGCATCACGACCCCACTTGGCTGCTTGCTCTTGCAAAGCCTTTCGATTGATCATTCCACGCTCACCGCTATGGCTGTTGTAGAGCGAAGTCCATTCCTCAAGGAACTGACCCATTGGTGGACGACCACGGTACACAGCAGAGTTGTTTGCGTAAGAACGGAATCCAGCCTGCTCCCACCATGCTCCACTCTTGCATAGAGCCATCTCACGATCAGAAAGATCGCTGAGTGAAATCATGGCAGAACGACGAACTCCACCCACTATAACAGCATTAGCAATAGCACAGCAAATATCGTGACATTCCAAAGCGGTAAGTCTTCTTCCTTGTGCTGCATAGAATACCTTTACTATTAACTTAAAGAGATTATCAAGAGGAGCAGGGCCACTAGCGCGACCGCCAAAAGTCTTAAGTCTAGCTCCAGCGGGTCTGATCCCGGACACATCCCATTTAACGTGACGACCCGAATACAGATGTCGTAGAACTTCCTTGAGAGCGTTTCCCCAACCTTCTTTAGAGTCTTCAACTTTGACAACAACATTAAAATCCTTTTCTATCTTATTAGCGACATTTGGTAGTTTGTCAGTGTATTGTCGCTCAACACTGTAGCCAACACCTGTTCCATTCATGAGAATGACAAACAACTCGGCAAACGAATCAATTGAGTCGATTGGCAAGTAAGAACAATTGTACAGACAAGTGTTGTCATGATCAAGCGCAGGGCCAGCAGTCATCAGACTTCTCATTGAAGGAAGCACTTCAAGATTTACAATTGCCTTCTTGATGTCTGGACGCTCTGCTAGAGCGGGAACCTTGTCCGTGAAATAATTCCACCATCTATCGACACATTCATCCCAAGTTTCTCTACGATTTTCTGATGGAAGCCATCGTGAATAGCGCGAGATGAAAATGAACGATTGGAATGGTGATAAAATTTCTGGCATACTTGGCCTTTCTATATTGGTGTCTTTATTTAGTTGTTAGAGTTTGCCACGAAACTGGGAAAAGTGGAGCAATTATTTTGTCAATTGCTTTTGCATATTCTTGAATTTCCCATTGTGCGTGAGCATCAATTCTTAGATTATAAATACGGGCAAATGCGTACAGTGAACCTGTCCAAACAAATTCCGTATATGTGCCCTGTGGCAATATGGAACGGGCTTGTTCGGGTGCAACTCCATCTGCAAGAAGATCATTGTAAAGTTTCAAACATTCATTTGCAACAGATTCATATTCCTGTCGCATACGAATACAGAGATCTATATCTTCAATTCGTCCACTGCTTCCCTGCTTTGCACCATCAGTCGGTGCAGAACGCCAAAGAGGAACATAGACTTCAGGATCAAATGTGACATATCTTCGACTGACTTCATTCATCGTCAGACCAATCTGATGCTTACCGAGTTGTGCACGAACAAAGATTGGACACTTTACTCGCACAGAAATAGTGGCATGGCAAAATGGAGTGAAATGATTATGCTTTGCGAGATACTTGATGAGTTTTCCATCTCGCTCAGAGAGAGATTGGGATGGAACATGGCTGTCAGCATACTCCCAAGAACTCTCCTTGTTGAAGGAGACTCTTGCAGCATTGACAATGCTAAGATCCGAACCCATCCAATCAATCAACTGAACATGCCCGTGATCAAGAACCTTTATATCAGTCGGACGCACGCTTTGTGTCATCTGTGTCATCTTCAAGTTCATCCTTATCAACAAGTTCAACAGTCACACCGGGAATCTTGGTAAAGTCAGCGGCATATTCCCGTGCTTTTTCCCAAAGTTCAGGGTTCATTTCCTTTACATACTCACCAAATCTTTGGACAAAGGTGAGATAGGCTTCACTAGCCTTCAGGATTTCTTCTTCGGTCATTTCGTCGTTATCGTCTTTCATTTAAACCTTCTTCCAGTAAGTATACTTCATTTTTGCGACAAGTCCAGTATATACATTGTTGATTATCAGCTTCATGGTTGTATTGATTCCATAAGCCAATACCATGTCGTTTATATCTTTCTTGTCTATTTCCGATGGCCAGATTACTACATTTCGTCCAGCCTCTATGTACTTTCCTATCAAACCAACAATTTCAAAATTTCTTGGTTCATTGTCAAAGATGAACACGACCTTTGACTTTTTCAATTTGTCAGGTAATTCGGCCAACCAACCAGCACCTTGCATTGCGACTCCATTTGGAATAAACATGGAGTCAATCGGACCTTCAGTTACATATACCGTCTCACGCGGTTCTATCTTATCTAGGTTGTACCAAAGGCGCTCTTCGCCTTCACGCTTCAGAGTGATATAACGGATCGCTTGGCCAGTTGGGTCAAGAGAGCGGCCTTGAACTCCGATAAGCTCCCCAGAATCATTATAGAATGGTATGATGAGTCTGTCTTCCTTAGTTCCTTCACGGTCAAAGGATCGCATGACTTTTTCAAAGTTATTGCAATAATAAAAGTTGCAATACTTTTCCTTGGGGATTTCACGGGACTTAACATATTTTATCGCCTTGTGATCAACATTGAGTAAGTCAAGCCTTGTTCCGAGATCAGTAAACACTGGTTGGCGGGCAACTTCCTGTTTCGGTTCAGCTTCTCTCGGATGCGAATCTTTAAATTTTTCAAATGCATATTCTTTTGCGAGCGTTGGGCTAATAGTTTCAAGTACAGAATATACATTGCAAGAAAAACCGCAATTGTGGCATTTGTAAACATAATGGCCTTTGTGCTCAAAGAAGTATCCCCTTGTCTTGGACTTGTTCTTCTGTGAGTCGCCACACTTGAAACACCTGCATGTGGCTAGAGTATCTTTCTTCCACTTAAACTTCTCAAGTGAACCAGATACCAAATTGACAAACTTCTTATCAATATATAGCGTCATTTGGCTTCTTCAAAAGTCCAGTTGATTGCTTTGTTTCGCTTCTTTCCAAATTTTGGATTGAAACCTTGGCCATCAGAACCGGATCCAAACCCTTCTTCTTCGGTCTGGTTTGAGTTCACCAAATCTGAATTTGTATTGTCAACATCATAGAACTTCATCTTTGACTTGTTTACACCCACCAAGAACTTTCTATTCTTAGTTGTATCATTGCCACGATTCTTGAGCTGCTTGACCATCAGTTGTCCAGCCTCTGCAAGTTCCTCGTTCTCAATAAGAGCAAAGAAGAAGTCAGCAGTCTGTGGAAGACCAAAACTCTCTGACGTATCAGTCATCTCCATGTCGCTGCTCTTGGCACCTTCACGATTGACTTGTGTTGCTGTCCAAAGAGGAATGTTGAATTGCTTGGCCATGCCACGAAGTTCTTCTGCAATACCCTTGACATAGGTATAACTGTTCATTCCGTTTCCAAGTTTAAACCTGGCACATGAACAGATATTCAAATAATCAACAAAAATTACATCTGGTGTAAACTTCTTCTTGATCTTCAATTCTTCAATGAGATTTCTGAAGTGAGTTACGTTAGCTGCAGCAGTTGGATACTCCTTGATGATAAGTTTGCCTTTGCAAGTCTTCTTCAAGTTTTCAACTTTTGCTTCATATTGATCTTGGGCCATCTGCTCAAGCACATGCATATCGCTATCCAATAGATTCGCATCGATGCGCTTTGCAATCTCTTCTTCTGCCATTTCCAAAGTGATGTATAGCACATTCAGATTCTGAGATAGGCATGCTGCTGCATGGTGGCACAGGAAAGCGCTCTTTCCTACGCCGGATGCTGCCATGACTACATTAAGAGTCTTCTTGCGAGTTCCGCCACGGGTGATCTTGTTGAACATCTCAAGATCAAATGGCACCTTCTCTTCTACCCTGTGATAATATTCATATCGCTCGTCAACATCTTCCAAAAAGTCATGGCCAACTCTAGTATCAAAAGATACAGAAAGAGCCTTTGACATGATTTCAGGAATAGCATTTTGAGTTCTTTCCTTGTCCTTGCCTTCAATAATCCCAATGGATGCCATGATGCCATTGTATATTGCCTTTTCCTTGCAGAACTTTTCTGTTTGCTCAACCAGCCATGCTGTGTCTGACTTCTCACCCTCTTTGTACATCTCATCCGTGATTGACGTACATTTCTTGAATTCAACTTCACTCAGAGACTTTTCATCTCCAAGTGAGATAAGAACAGCATCCTTTGTTGGTATGTTGTTGTACTTAAGAATGAACTTACCAACAATGCCGAAGATTATCTTTTCGGACTTGTCGTGAAAATATTCCTCTTGAAGGAATGGTACAACTTTGCGAGCATAGTCCTCGTTGAGGACCAAGTTCTTTAGAATTACTGATTCCATGTTTTAATTATACTCTTGGTATGGGAAATGTCCACCATTAATCTTGGTGAACATCGTCCTCAAGATCAACGGGTTCCTGTTCGATTCCCTCTTCGACAATTTGTGTAAAAATTTGACCAACTGCATTTGTAAAATCTTCTTGCTGTTGATCAAAGTTTTCTGGTGCTTTCAATACATCAATTTCCATTGTAACGTTAATCTCTTCGTTTGCTGTTTCTTTTAATGAAATTTTTCCATAGCGATATACGATGTCCTTGTACTTTCCTTCCAATATCTGAATGGGACAATTTGCCCCCACATCTGAAGATGCTTCAGGAACATACTTGAACTTAGGTGTTTTGTCCATACTTGAAATCCTTTTGAATCTCTGCGTCCAACTTATCTAGGATATCTTTGGTGTAGTATTTCTCAGGCTCATCATCAATATTTTTTTCAAACACTTTACTTCCGTCTGGAAGTTCAATTCGTGTAGATACCTTCTTGAAGATACCATACTTGATTGCAAGTTCAGTCAGCCCGTAATAGCGGCTTAGACCTGAAGTGTAATTCAAGCGAGTCTCTACATTCATGTTCTCCTTTACGAACCTATTCTTGTAGTTTGTGCACTTGATGAAGATACCAACAACACCTTCATCAGTCTTGTCTTTGCTCTTGGAAAGTGTTAGAATATTGCTTGCAGCATACTTCAAACCAATACCACCACCCAGTTCCTTGGTTGGAACATAAGCGCCAATGACCTGATATGTGTGGTTAGTCATAAGCATTGGGATCTTGGCTTTACCAAGTTTGAGAGTCAACACACGGAATGTTGCCTTGGTCTGTTGGGCTTTGGTCATGTCGCGCACATTCTTACCTTCAGCAGAGTCGTTCATTTCCTTCTCTGTAGACAACATACCAAGAGAATCTAGAACGAATAGCACTGGCTTACGATCCTCTTCAGGTTGTTCAAGAATGTCATTGACAATCTTTAGAGATTGTGTCTTGAATTCCTCAATAGTTGCAACAGGAACCACCGCAACTCTTTCAGTATCAATACCACGCTGCTTGAACATATCGGTTGTTACAGCCTGCTCGGTGTCAAAGTAAACCACGACACCATCTTTATTGTCCTTTAAGAATTGTGACGCAATACCAATCGCATAAAAGGTTTTACCAGTAGCAGGATCACCAGCCAAGCATGAGATCTTGTTGTTTGGAAGACCACCATAGATTGTTCCCGAGAGAAGTGCATTTAGCACATAAGATCCAGTGTCAATGAATCCAGTGACATCTGAACCCTCCAGTCCCTCTTCAACAATCTTTGCGTCTGGGTTATTTATTTTTCCTATTAGACTTTTTAGATACTTTGACATTATTTTCCTTTACGTACAAAATACAACCAGCGACACCTTCAGGAGTGTCATGAATAATCTTGATGGATTCGATGACTACATCATCTTCAACATCAAGTAGTCGGTTACCAACGATAAAGCATGGCCCACCTTCAAAATCAAATAGACCATCGCCAAAGCGAGAGTACAAAGACCTGCCTTCGACTTTGTAAGATCCGTCTTCAAGAAGTGTGATAATTCTTTCATCACCATATCTAGATTTAATTTTCTTTACCATATCTTAACATTCTTCCATCATGGCACGCATGGTTTCTAGTTCCTTCTTGAGTTCTTCCAACTCTTCAGTCAACTCAGCAATTTTTGCATCTTTTTCTTTTAAAGAGTCCTTTATTGCTTGAGGAATTACAGAAGTTGGGTGTGTAGGAACATGAAAAGGATTATCGTTGAGATAATACTCTTTTTTAATTTTTGGTGTTTGATATTTTTTATAGATGTTGGTCATTGCTTTTCTATATTCTACATCATACGAAGAAAGATTCAAGTGAGACTTCTGCATTTAGTTTCCAGTTTATTGCCTGCAAAATATTGTCCAATGGTTCTCCAAAAGTTTTTTCAAATTGCTTCTTGCGATCAATGTATTTTTCAAGATTAAATTCCTTGGGGGGACTATTGATGAAGCCCATTACAGCATCTTTGCCTGCCATTCCATATGGATTTGGAACCTTAACAAAAACAAACTTCATCTTGTCATTTTCCTTGATTGCTGCATACTGCTTGTCAATGCCAATCTTCTTGCTGTAACTGTTGTAAAGCAATGCAGCCTTGGTTGCAATCGGTGTTCCAGTTTGGTAAATCTTTGTATTGTCAGAATACTTGTTTATTCCCTTGACTCCCCGAGGAGCTGCGACATCAGATATAGGAAGTATCATAAATTCATCATAGAATTCATTCACATATTGTCGCAGCTCCTCCGGGGTTTTGGTCAAGATGATCTTAATGCAGTCTTTTAGTTTCTTTCTAACGATTGCTGGTGTGCTGCTTCGTGCAGTTTCCAGACCCATGATCTTCAGTTTGGGTTCTTCAAAGCGAATGCCTTCAAGATCCTGCACAAGCAGAGCATACCGCTTCTTGGCAATGAACATTCCAGCGGAAGCAATGGCTTCACGCTTGAAGAAGATCTTGTTCTCAGAGCAATTCAATGTCTTTGTGAGAAGATCCATTTCCTTCTTGAGTTCTGGTTGAATCTTTTGTTCACAGATCTTGTCAACGAAATCGGTAATATCCGTGATCTGGGTCTTTTGCTGAATTTGAGTAATGATATCATCAAGATTTAGATAGACAGAATCTGTATCCACGGCAAGGACATAATCCTTGTCATTGTCCTTGGTCAAATGGCGAATGTAACCATTCATGCAGTTCTCTGCTGTGCGAATGATTACCTGACCTGTAACAGTAACGGCAGTTGCCAATTCAGGTGACGAATATATGAACGCTGGGTTTCCCAAGCAACCGTAAAGGCTGT